TTGTGGAATTGCTTGTGTATATGCTGTAAGCGCTCCAAGTAATGCATCACGCATCTTTTCAATTTCAATTTTTTCTTGTTCTTGAGATACGTTAACTGTAAATGGAAGTTCACGCATAGCCATATCCTTGGAGATTAATCCACCACCAAGTGCCTGTAGCATGAAGATAAGTCCCTGTGCTGGGTTAAGACCAGCCAACATACCATAGCGAACATCTGCTGAGTAATCACCCTTAATATCTTTCTTAGGTGAGTATGTAATTTCATAAGGTGAACCTGAATCTACACCACGAATTGTTTTCTCTGATGGGAAAATCTTCTCATCAACCTGGAAACAGATTTGAATTACATCACGTAGTGCAGATGCAAAGATTGCTTGAGCAGATTTAACCTGTGTATCAAAGGCTCCCATAAGAGCCTGTACGCCTTGTCCTGTAACAACTGATGCGCTGATATTACCAGTACGTGATTCAGGATAACGAGCACCCACACGTAGTTCTTGATTAAGCAAACTCTGTTCTGTAAACGCGCCTGCTGGAATGTTAAGTTCTACACGGCGTACACCTGCTGGGTTGGATGTGCGAATAACCGCATCTCCACCAAGTTGCAACTCCTGTACATCCTGTGGGAGTACAATAGGTGCTTGTACTGACTTCTCTGCTGCTTCCATCGCAAGTAACGCAAAGCGGTTACGCAGTAATTGAATTCCAAGGATGTCATCAAACTGTCCGCGAAGTTCATCATCAATAGATGGCTTACGTGCTACTACGACCATCATCTTACCCAATGGATTCATAGCATGTGAAAGAACTAAATTATTCTTTGTAGGGATATAGATGATTGATTGGTCTTTGTCGAAGTAACGAATCATTTCAATTTGAGTATTCAAATCCTGCTTGTAGCCGTGGCCACCTAACAAGGAATATTCGTACTCAGGGAACAGTGAAACTAACTCCGCCAAAGAAGTCATGTAGCGTTTTGCAAAGGCAATGCAGCGTCCGTAGCGGTCAAATTCTGGGTAAGCACCCAGTGGGTTTTCTAGGCGGATGCGCGGCAACTTTGCTTCCTCATCCAACTCAATAAAGAATGGGAGGAAACCGTAGGTTAGATACCAGTCAGCACCTTGGTACATCTGTACCGAAAGGTCTGAGTGTGAAAAATAGTTTGATGCAATACGTGTGCGTCTATCAGCAAAACCACGCGCTCTGTCAGAAACAGAGTTAGCCGCTGAGCAGTTAATTGCAGGAAGCGGAGCCATAACTTCTGACAAGTCGCGTGCGACAATGTCGATAAAGTTGGCAACTACGTTAGCGTCTACTCCGTCTGGAAAGAAATCAGGATAGACAGATGCAATCTGGCCTTTACGAACTGCAAGAACGTCAAGGTTACGACCGTCACGTTCAGCGTTGCGGAAGCGAAGGTTCTCGACCCGCGCTGCAACTTGTTCCATCGATAATGCCATTATTGTCCTAACTTAGATTTAAAAAATTATTAACAACTCTGTTTTACAGAGTACCGTGTGTTTGTGAAAAAAGTTCTTCTTTAATAGCCTTTTTAATTTTACTTATTACGGATGGCGTTTTCTTTTTAGGAAGTTGAGGTCCTTGAATTTTTACAGAACCCATCATGCCACCTTGAGGCTTATAGATAGGCGTAACGTTTTTTCCACCTGAACCCATAATGCCGCCTTGATTTCTATCTGACATTTTATATTCCTAACTTAGATTTAAAAAATTATTTATTTTTGATTGAAAGAAGGCCAAGACCAGAGCCGCCCATTGGCTTATAAATTGCAGAAACTTTAGCGCCGCCTGTGCCAGAGATTCCAGGAGTAGAGCGAACACTAACTGTTGGACCCTTGGTGACATTTTTTTCTGCATGCGCACGAATATCTAGTGTACCCATAGCAGTATTGCGCGTTCTAGCAGATTCGGAAGCATTTCTATTTCCACGCTCAGCCGCTGTCATTGGTGGGACTGCTTTAACATTTGAACCAGGAGTTTTTGGCTTTGCTGCTGCAGCCTTTGCTGCTTTTGCATCTGCTTTGGCTTGTAGGGCTTTTGCCTTTGCTTTAACTTGTTGTGGTGTTGGCATTTTATTATCCTAACTATAAGTTTCTTGCCATTGCTCAGCGAATGCTTCGTCTAAGTTTAATGACATACGTTGTTGTTTTTGACTTCGGGTTGCCCAGCGGTTAGTTTGATATTGACCCACCGCAGAGGATTGTTGCATTAATTCACGTACACGTATAATAGCAAACCATAAAGCCATCACACAGTCAGTTGGGTTTTTAGTATCTGGCTTCCAGGTAATGAGTTGCTGCACCAAAGACTTGAGTCCTTCTGAGCCTTCATTACTTGGTAGTTCTATGATACCGTTGTTCTGGTAGCGTTCATTGCTAATGCTGCCAAAAAGGCTAGCCATAGATGCTACACCGAAAGACGTGTCCCACTTGTTCTTGCCTGTAAAGTGTGAGTTCAATTGACAACCATAGGTTGCTAGATAGTTACGTAAATCCGTATCCATAGCATAATACTTCTGGTGTGCGTTAATCTCCACACGAAACTCTTGAGGATGGTACTTCTCAACCCACTCACGAATAAGAGCATTCTCTTTTTGAGGTGTCGGGTCCGCCATGTTTACGCAGTCCAGTACATATATCTGACCATCGTCGCGGTTGTACGTTACTGCTACGAAAGCAGAGCGACCAGATACTGCAGGGTCAAAACCAATTACTGTGTAGATTGAGCCTGCTCTTTGCGGGTGTCCTGGAGTACCAGGTTTAAGCGGTCCACGCTTTCGCATACCGTTAACACATCCTGCAACTGCTGTTGGCGGAAAGATAGAGTCTTGTTGGACATCTTCTTGTTGGTAGACCATAGCCCATACTGACGGAGCGACCTCAGAGCGACGCTTAAAGAGCGAGGGTCCATCCCACTTAGGGTAAAGCCCATCTTCGAATTGCTCATCTAAATCGTTCTCCTGGATGTTGGTCTTAGGCCACAACGTTTTCCAGTTCTGCGGGTTCTCATCAAATTGCAGAACGGCAGGCATAGCACAGTAGGTAAAGGGAGTCTTGCCACCAGTCCATTGTGCGCCATCACGTATCATTTTATACAAATCTACGGGAGCGACACGGGTTCCTACTATAAGTAATTTTCCGTGCCGTCCCAGACGTGTGATAACTTCCTTTTGAAGCCATTCAATTTGCTTCTCCCATTCATGGGCATTTGAGTTCATCACAACGTCGTCTAGGATAATCAGGTCGGCGCGTGCGCCGTAAATCTGGGAACCAAATCCAAGTGCTTGCACTGTGGGGTCTTTCTCGCCAGAATCTCGTCCCGTTCCTAAATATATCATGTCGGCAGACCATTGGGTTGCATCTGCCTTATAGCCTCCATTTGGGCCAAAGGCCGTCTGGAGTTTCATATATGCTGGGTGGCTAAGACGAGTCTTAATCGCACCTAAGAATTTACGTGCCATACCCTGGGTCTTGGACACGATGATAACTCGCGCATTGGGGTTGGTCACAATTGTGTACAACGCATAGTTGGTTGTAATGGTGGTTGACTTGGCGTGCTCGGGTGGCACGTTAATCAGGACACGCTTTGGGTCTCCTGGCTCGTAAGTCATACCTGCAGGTTGCCATCGTGGCTCACGACCTTCAATAAGGTCTAGCCAGTTAAGTTGATGGTCAAAGAGGGTAGTGTCCAGAAACTGCTGGGAGAAGTCGGGGTAGGATATATCTTTGAGTTCTGCCAGGTCTGCTTTGATGCCTTTGCCTGCAAGGCGGGCTTTTTCAGACTTTTCCTTAAAGGATTCGTCCACCATGACCCATTGACGAAAGGCTGTATCTTGTCTACCGACGGCGGCCATAGCGGCCGTAATGGTAGCACCCTGTTCTAGTAGGGCTAGTACTTTAGCCTGGGCTTCGTCTTTAGGTACTGATTGTACCCCTGGTTTACGTCCCATTATTGTCTCCTAAAAACGCCTATTTAACGGTAGGGCTAAACGGGCATAACTGTCCCATTATAATTATAATTTTATATATATTATATATAGGAGGAGCGGAGTCTTAAACGGAGCGACTCCGTAATATGTATTTATATACATAATAGATAACCTGTTCAAACAGGTAAATCCGAACAAAGTTCGGGAATATATTTTTCGCAGTAGTACTTTTGAGCGTATATAGCCCCCAAATATAACAGAAAATTATTGTGGGATACTATAGGAGTACGGTCCAACGATTTTTAACAACCCACCCTCAAAGAATTGTCGACTTATCGACATGTCTACATGTAGATTGTTCCCTAGTTCCACATAGTGAGATGGAATCTCACCTATTGAGACGGCCATTCTGGCCTCTGGCTTTACATAATTCGGAATATCTGGCACTAGACTATCTGCCCTGCCCCTGTGGATAACCCCCAATAGTTATGCACAAGTTATCCCCACCTGTGGATAAACCTGTGGATAACTTTCGACACAAACTTTTCGAACAGGTGTTCGATAGATGCCCATGTCCACAATGTCCGAATTGACCTTATTGCCCCGTTATGGTAGAATATGTCCTATAAGTCCGATATGTCGCGAATGTCGCTATATAATATAGTGAGCGAATTAGGGGAATGGATTAGACATATTCCGAGATTAGGCACTACAATAAAGACATGGACAAAGGCTCCATGCAGTACCCAAACAAAGGAAAAAAAATGTCAGCAAACACAGTAAAAAACGCTAGCCCGCTAGCAGAATTGAACGATTCACTTCAAGCGGAATACATGGACGTAATCGCAAAGGGAGAGGATGCGAATATCGCGAACCTCGAGTTCATCAAGTCACTAGATGACCAGATGCAAAGAGGCCTAACTCAAGCGGTCGCAACTGCAACACTCAAGGCAACAGCCAAGGGAATCAAAGTCGGAATAATCGTAAAGCATGGACACGTTCCCTCAATCCCCACAGCCCGCTTAATCGTGGATAAGTTCTTTAATGAGATGCCAGAGACAACAGCCTCAGCCGTTCTCACTCTTGCCTCTCGAGTTCTTGCGGATGTAAAGGCAAGCGGAGTTCGCA